TTCCGATCTTCTAGTAGGTTGTCTTACTGTGTATTCTTTGAAAGTTCCATGCAAAACATAGTAAGAAAAGGCCCTGCAAGCCCATTCGTTTTCTTTGCAACTTTCTGCTTGGCTGCATTTGTCGCATGGCGCTTCACCTTCAAAAACACGCCTAATGTATGTGTCCATTATTTAGCCTGTGCGTAAAGTTCATCTTCAAATTTAAGCCACAAATCTAATTCCCATGCCATTTCGGTAATATTATTGTCACCAATGTAAGCGTAATTTATTTCACCGTTGTAACCACGCAATTCAATTTTAGTATTGCCAAATATAACTGTATTAATGTAATGTCCGTCTTTCATAATTTCCCCTTTAAAGACTATAGTTTCTTATTGTTTTCAAGGGATTTATATAAGTGTTTACCCTAATTTTGCATAAATACAACAGGGCTGTATTTGGCAGTTGCTATCAATGGGTCAGAAAGCCGCAAAATTACCCAATTACTGCATCCTACATTGGCGGCTTAACGCCCAGAATAAGGTGAGGCGGCAGGACATCCGTGATTGTATGGTTGTGCAAAGGGGAAAAGCACACCTACCGCCTCGTGAATTAGTTTAACCCAGTTTTCAGTTTGTATATTTTGAGTAACGACAAGAACATTTCATAAGCATCTCTAAGGTCTTGCTCTTTATGTTCGTATATAGCAACTTCCCCAGTTGTACCATTAATGTACACATTGGCGCATCGTGCGGATGGTGCTAGGACTTCTCGGTATGCTGCAAGCTGTAATGTATTATCTATGTATGGGGTTAATTCCGCAGGACTTTTCTCAGTCGATTTAAAGTCAATGACTACCCCTTTAAAGCCTACGCTTGGCTTGCAATATAAGTCGCATTTTCCGCCATAACCTTCTTGTGCGTTTACTAATGACTGTTCTGGTATCCATATTTGATTGCCAAAATAAGCCGTTATAGCCTTGTCTACAGTAATTACATAAGAAGGTGATTCAGGTATAAATTCGTTGTTATAAAAGCTCTCAATCCAATCGTGAATAGTAGTGCCTCTAGCCATTGCATCTTGGGACTTTTTCTTTGCCAACTCTAATATTCTGGCAATGTAATCTTTTTCTTCTTCTTGCAAACCTCTTGGGTTTTCTGCGGCAGCTTTAATAGCCTCAGACTGCAACCATGTATTTAGGCCATCTTTAGAAAGCTGACCATTAATGGTAGACACAGATGGCACTAATGTACCTGGTGCTGCTTTAGCATCACGCAAGGTTACTGACCTTTCCTTGCCATTTTTGCCTATCATTGTATATCTCGGTGCGCCTGTAACGGCACAATACCAGTGCATGCTCATATTTTTCCCCTTTAAACTGCGTTATTGATGTCTGGCAAATTCGCCATGATATTTTTCTCTTGCCATTGTTGCTACTAATCCTGCTAATTCTAAATCATCAAAATATCCAATATGTTTTGTTTTTCCAAATGCTCTTAATTGAACTTGCCATTTTTTTTCTTGAGTTCTCCAAAGAACATTTTTAAAACCAGATTTATTGTTTTTTCTAATTTTGCTATTGCGCATATTTTGACTTTTTGTAGAAGCTCTTAAATTTTCAATTCTGTTATCAAGTTTGTTTCCATTTATGTGGTCTACTTCTTTTGGCAAAAATCCGTGATGCCACATAAAAATCATTCTATGTAACCTGTATTTAACACGATTAATTTGTATATTAAAATACCCAGAAGGTGCATAACTACCAGCTTTTTTGCCTTCTATTGCTCTGCCTTTTGTTTCTTTCCAATACAAATTTCCATCTTTATAGTCAAATCGTATTCGCAAATAATCTTTAGTAATCATTTTAAAAATTCCAAAATTGCTTCACGACTTTCTTTATCTATACACGCATCTGCGCAAACTTGTATTACATCTTTAATTATTGTTGCTAAGTCTTGAGTTTCAAAGGCAATAAGTTGCACTTCTTCATCAACATTGACAGCCTCACTAAACACTCGGCATTTATCTCCAATGACATCTTTGATATGACTTAGCATTTCCATCTCCTAAAATGGCGTGTCATCAATAATTTCATCAGACCCAGCAGCTTTAAATCCCATAGGTTCTTTAACTTTGCCAACTGACACGCTAAAGAATTTGCCAGCTTTAGGCGATTCTTTTACCCAAGCACTAAACCAATGTTCTTTGCCATTTAGCATAATTGACCCAGTAAAATCAGGGTGCGTCTCAGTTGTCTTACGAGTGTTCTTGAAAAGACCTCCTGAACCCTCTTTCATTTCGTATGCCATATTAAATTTCCTTTGCTTTTACTACTGGTTGATTAAGTTTGTTGCTTGCTGCGTTACCATCATCATCACTTTGAACCACCCCAACCACCGCTGCAAGGGCATAGCGCCTCATGTAAGAAATACAGCTTCCTGCGCCTTGGGCATCTACTTTTGACATAGGCACAGACATTTCTTGACTAATCCATTCGCCAGACTCATGTGTAAGCATGGTTATTAAAGACATAGACTTGTCTAAATCGGAATAAAGTCCAGGGAATTGAGAAACAGCCAAACCATTACTACTAAGAAGGTCACGGCAAGCATCCCACACAGACTCAAGGTCAGCGTAATTAGATTTGAAAAAAGGGTTTTTACTGTCTTTTTTTGCATAGGTAAGTTTTCCCTGTACGATTGACAATGCTTTAGCTAAGTTAGCAATAGAGTCAGATTGGTTCATTTTGCACCCCCAAAAATTACGCCAAAGTCATTAATAACATCACGCAACAATGGATTTACATGATTGTTTCTTGGTTTGCCACAGGCTTGACGAATACAGTCAACTTGCTCTTGGCTTAATTCACCGCCAAATTCCATGTCATCAAGTGCTGACTCTAAAAATTCTTCATGCTCTAGCATTAATTGGTTTAATTCAGACATTTAAGTTCCCCTTAAATACATAGCGAAATTGCTATATATACACTTTAACACAAGTAAATAAAAAAAGTAAAGTGTTTGCAAATAAACAACATACGAGGTAAACTTTGTGAATGGACACAAAATTAAAACTTACAGACAGCGCAATTATTGACCTTTTGGGTGGCACAGCAAAGGTAGCTAGGATGTGCAAAGTTGACCCAGCAGCTGTTTCTAATTGGCGAATTCGTGGCATACCAGCCGACAAATTTATGTTTTTGGGCGCAAGAATAGAAACTGAAAGTCATGGGCTTGTAACTAGGCAAGACATATTTCCTACTACCTGGCATTTAGTCTGGCCCGAGTTGTTGCCTAAAAGCAACGCTTTCATACAAATTGAAGATTGATGTATAATTAAAAAGCAGTTCGAACCCTGCTTAGTAAAGTATCATGCCTAGACCCTATAGGGTAGCTTTGAGCGTTTAGTAAATGCTGGCATGGTCATTTATTAAGCGGTTCGACTTAGAGCTACCTTATGGGGTTTTTCTATTTCTGCCGCACTCCAGGCGTTACATAGGGGTTAAATCGCCCGCATGGAAGAAAAGATAGGCTGGTGATAACCCCATTGCAAGCCTCGTAGCGTTAAATGGCGACTACACAAGACGAAGAGAACATGGGTGATACAAGCTCTTCATCGAATGACCATTATCTTAGGAAGGACTAGTTATTAACATATTTGTTAACAATGGGTCGGCTGATAGTTCCCTATCACCCTTGGTCAACTTATGTCGTAAATTTGCAACTAAGGGTTTGTCATAGTTTACTTAGCTTGTAGGATGATTAAACTGTAATTGTTGTTTAACTAAAAGGGGATTTAAATGAAAGACTTTATAGGTAGTTGTTTATTAGGTGCATTACTTGGCGCAATGTTTGCATACGGAGTACCAGCAAAAGCACAGACTTACCCAGTAACAAACGCAAGAGGCTATAGTCAAGGCACAGTACAAATTAACGGCAATACAGCACAGTTTGTAAACCCTATGGGTTACACAACTCAGACTGCTACAATTTACCCTAACCAAGTTGTTATAACGACACCTAATGGTTATACGACAAGCGTTGTTGGTAACACAGGCTATACAGTACCACCTAGCCCACCAACACCACCAAGCCCAAGGGTGCTGCAATGATTACATTTCCACAAGAACAAATTGATGAAACAATAAAAAGACTATATTCCTATGGTGAGTCTTTTAGAGGAATTCCTGGTCAAGAAACTAAAATATACTCATGGTCTAGATTTTCATTAAGGGCTTCAAGAATTATTTTGCAACAACAAAAATATATTGAATATTTAGAAGAAAAAATTGACGCATTTGAGGAGAAAAATGTTTGATGAATTCTGGTCTTTATATCCACGAAAAATTGCTAAAGCAGTTGCAAGAAAAGCCTGGGCAAAACTTACCGCAGAGCAACAACTTATGGCTGCA